TTTCAGTATTCATGTGTGGATTGTCCAACCATATCTGACTAATACCTGGACGTAATGTACCATATACATTTAGTAAACTAGTCCAATACAAACTTGTATTTGGATTAGCGGGTAAATCTAAGCTCTCGTTACTAGGGTAGAATGCTTCATTTGCGGGAAGTAGTTGTAGACTATTGCCTATTAATAATAACTTGTATCCATATGGCGTAATCTTCTGACGAGTGCCCAACAACAAATCTTCATCTTGTATGTCAGATAATGCAGTACCTTTAAAAATACTTGCAATAATCTTTTCAATAACACCCATCTTCTTAAGTTTAGCCGCATTACTAATCCAGATAGGCATGTAGAACTTCCAAGTCAGTACATCGATTGGATTACCGGTACCCTGTGGAATAGTTCTACTACTGAATGTTAATCCATCTTGGTAAACCACACTAAGTGACGTCCAATCAATAAAGTTATCAGTGCTTTGAATTTCTAATGATGGGTTGAACAATGTACCTAACTGCTCAACCAATTCTAATTTTTGATTGTAGTTAGTAGTCCAAAAATCAACACTAACTCTCAGAGTGTATGGTACAGGCATCAATCGTTCAATTGTAAATGCTTGTCCTTGCACAGTTTCATAACTTTGTGTTTCTGCATTGTAACTACGTTGACGAACTTGAACTTTATCAATGAACGTAGGATCTTGCGTTCGTTTTTGATCGTATTCTAATCCAGTGATGTAGAATGTTATTAACGGAGCACTTGGTAAATTGCTAGCACTATTGTTAGCAATGATTGTACTAGCTTGGCGACTACTATCACCGTACATAACTGGAACACGAACAAGAATTTGATTACCTGCTGGATCTTTGCCTTTAGTAACTTGCCAGTTACTAAAGATTTTCGCAAATTGAATTAAAAATCTGCGTACTTGATTATCGTAAAAAAATTGTGCCATGTGTTAAACTACCGGTGGTATTGGATCTGGTGCTAATGTTAAGATACTTGACAACGGTTGACTTTGTGTAGTAGTTGTTCCGTCAGTCAACACTGTAACATTACTGTTATTTATGAAGCTGGATTGCTGTGACAAATCTCCTGATGTGAAACCAGTTTGTGTTCTGACGTTAGAAGAAATGCGCACCCATAATTGTCCGTCCCATCGATACAATAATTGTGGTAAATAGTCAGTGCGTAAGAAGTAATCTCCTACTGTAGGATTCTGTGGGAAACTGATGCCTGCACCAGTTGGGAATCCGTTAGGGGCAACACCTTCTCCGTCCAAGTAACCAGTAGTGTAGCCAAAGCTTCTTGGACTACTACGTGCAATGAATTGATATGCAGGATCACAATCTGCTCTAAAGTCCATTTGTGTACTAATAGTGCCCGTAAAGCCTGGTAACTCTGGGTTTTGGTCAGCAGTCGCATATGTATTATCAGCCGTACCATATGGACCTGTAATTGGTCCGGTTGTCTGTACTGATAATACTGTTTCACCTTCAACAGGTCCTGAACCATTACCTATTAGTTGAGGGGCTATTCTAAGTGTTTCTAAATTCACTTGATTAAACACATCTAGTGGTGCTATGTCAGTAGTCAAGTCCCAAATACTCTGAATCGTTTGTTTAGAAATACGAATTACTGGACTAGGATTCTTGTACTTAGGATTACGCATCATAGCAACTGTACCGGTTGCAGTAATAGGTGCACCACCTGAATTAACAATAACATTGATAGGTGGCGCAGGTTGGTCGTACTTACCTGACAATGCGTTGTCACCAGTGAACACTCCGTATGTAGGTACAATGTACAAATTCTTTCTATCGTAACCTGCTTTGGGTACTAATCGTTCTGCTTCATCTAAAATAGCATTATTAATTTGTATGTTCTGGTTGTACGTAGCAAGAATATCTTTAAGATTTTGATTAGGATCAAGTTCCCAATATGTATCATCAGGTGGCGCCATGCCAATTGGAACTTCTACTTTACTAATGTAATTCTTATCACCATAACTAATAACATAGCCGGCTGGATAAGTTCTAGTACCATCCCATAATCCTAGATAATTATCCTGATTAATAGGTTCTTGAATAATTTGGCTAAACTCTTGGCTATCAACTAATGGTTCACATTTAATACGCCACAAGTGAGGGAACCAAGTAGGACTAAAACCTTCACTTGCATAATTAGCATCAGTAATCTGCATAAAACGTTTTAATGCTACTGGGATAGTGTCTCTTAATGGATTGTAATCTACTAAGTGAGGTAATTCAATAACGTCACCGACCATTAACTTACGTCCAACAATATCAATCATATCATTGTAATGAACCGTAATGAAAATAATATCATTATTAAGGAATAAACCAAATTGGCTTAAATCAAAATCTAAATTTTGTACATTGTAATGACCCCGTACTCTGTAAATATTAGGATCATATGTTCTATCTCTATTCTCTAGGAATAATAAATCCTGAATATTAGTAGGATTTAGACTATCATATTCTGGTTGGGTGTAATCAATACTAGCCCCTTGATTAGTAGGTCCTAAATATTTATGGACATACAAATCAGTTGCGCCAACAGTAAGCATCTCTGATACTGTTCTATCAAAGAATCGATAATCGTTCGATTTTGTCGGGTGGTAAAGTGATAATCTAGGCATATGTATTATTTATCGTTTACCACCCGACAAGTAAATAGTCTAAATGGGTCAAAAACAAGGTTGACAACAAATGGACAATCTGCTACAATACATAAATGCGCTACAATTCTAGGAGAACTTAATGGCAACACGTAAAACAGCATCGACAAAAATTATTATGAAGAAAGCTAGTGATTATTCACAGGTTAAGACACTTAACCCCAGAGACCCGGACACTGAATATTTAGGCCCTGAACCTATGTTTGCCGTACAACCCGATGAAGATAGACGCCGAGTCGCACTTATGCGTAGTTTCACATGGTATGGTCGTTTCTATGGTAAGAAAGATGCTAAAGAATTCTTAGCACAATACTTAGACCTACGTGAGCGCCCACAAGAGGCTAAGATTATGCGTAAGATTGATGAGAAAGAATGTATCAATACTTTAGCTTGGTTAGCACGTATGGAATTGCGTGGATTAGAACTATCTGAAACGGAATCAGATACACTACAAAATGAAATTAAACGATTGCTTGAAACTATTAACAAACCACAAATAGTTGAAGCAAGTGCTACTGGAGCACCTGAAGCACCAGTAAGACCTAACATTCAGGAAATACTAAAAGACAAAGCACGTGAAGCCGGTGGTGAACTTGAAGGATTGTTTGACGAATTCATTATTGAAGGTGCAAAAACTCAGCACTCATTTAGACCCATTGATGAAGTAGCTAAAAAGAATGTAATGCCACAACATATCAGTATGCTTACTGAAGTATGGAAAAAGAAACTTAATGAAATTGAAGAAGTAATTAAGGGTAAGGATGCACAACTTGTGCAGGGCTATCAACATTTAACAAAAACACAATTGAAAAATATTGTAAAGTTTATTGAATTGGTTATCAATGACTTAAACAGTTACATCAGTGTTAAGAAAGCCGCAAAAGCTCCTAGGGCACGTAAAGCGGTACCAGTTGAGAAAATTGTTGCTAAACTCAAGTATCAAAAAGTATTTAAAGATACTGCAAGTAAACTTGATTTAGTCAGTATCAGTCCTATCAAACTTCACGGTGCAAGTGAAGCATGGGTTTATGATACCGCAAAACGTAAGTTACATCATTATATTGCCGATGATTACAGTAAAACATTTACAGTTAAGGGTAGTACATTGCTAGGTTTTGACACTGCACAAAGCGAAGTTAAGACATTACGTAAGCCCGCAGAACAACTTAAAGAAGTAATGGGAAGTAAGCCTGCGGCACGTAAGTATTTTAAAGATATTAAAGCAGTTAGTACAACACCTAATGGACGCTTTAATGATGCCATGATTATTCTAAAAGCGTTCTAATGAATAGACTGGTATCATTCGGTTGTAGTTTTACGTTCGGACACGGCTTACCTGACTGCTACATTGCAGAACATAATTTGCCGGGGTTCGAACATAGTAAAATGGCTTGGCCGTCTGTACTATCAGAACGACTTAATTTAGATTTAATAAACATTAGTAGTCCCGGTGCGTCTAATGAACGAATATTAACTAACATTTTAAATGCAGAATTTGAGTCAACAGATACAGTTGTGATACTGTGGTCGTTCATTCACCGCGGGTTGATTTTCAATGATGACGGGTCGGATACTGAAATAAGACCAATGACCCCGTCAGCAGAACGAGAACCTTTTTTCAAGTTACATACAGATTACGATATGCTTGTTAAAACGTTATTGTATATTCATCA